CAAGATGTTTCCCACATTCAATTCGTACACACGGTATGGGTAGATGTCTGCGTTGAACTGGTAGAGCAACTGGTATGCCTGACCAGAACCGGTCGAAACCAGACCAGTTGATGAGAAGTTACCGGTACCAAATGAACAGAACGCAACATTGTTTCCAGATACACCCTCAAGATATCCTCTTGGGTCTGTCTCGTAGTTACGACCGGGATCGTCTGTGTATGGAAGGTTAGAGAAGATGTTGTCCATTCGACCAAGTAGCGGTCCTTCTGGGTTCCAGAAGTCAGAAGCAGACTTGACAGATGTTCCAGTGATTGCACCGTCACCGTCGATAGCAGCAACAACATCTCCACCAGAACTGACTGTGAAGTAGTTTGGACGGTTGGATACGAATGCACCAGATTCTACACCATCGTCACCGAATAGTCTTAGACCGGCAGCAGTGATTTCAGAACCACCACCGATTCCCATCTGCACAACAGAAACGTCGTCAATGATGTATGTTGAGTTTGAAAGTGGGGATATGTTCCTGAACCTGATGACACACCATGCTAGCGCCGGTGTGAATTCTGCCTCATACTTTACGTAGTCGGATGGAGTCACAACAGGGTTTCCAGCAGACAGAGGTGGAACTGTCCATCCAGTACCGTCGTCAGCGATGATAGGTGTCACAGAGTTTGAAGAGTTGATTCCAGTTTGTGTTGTGCCTTCCCAGATGTTAAGGTCAGTAGTTGGAGTTCCAACACCTGTTGCTGCGCCATAGAATGTCAACTTGTATGTGACACCGGGTGTTACAGGGAAAACGTTGGAGTAGATGCCGTTTGTCTGTCCAGCAGGAGAGTAAATGGCAACAGCCATGTTTCCTGAACGAGCAACTCCACCCAGTCTTGTCACTGTTCCACCGGCTGACAATGGAAGTGTTCTCCATTGCTCTAGGTTTCCAAGCACGTTGGTTGTTGAGTTGTTTACACCCATGGTGTATGACTCTTCGAACGAAGCGTCATTGACAAGGTTGGTCTTGAGGATTCCAAGTGCGATAAGGTCAGACGTTAGTGTCTTTGCCACGATCTTGTTACCTGTTAGGGTTCCATCGACAATAGCGTTACCGCGAATCTTTCCACTGGCAGCCTCTAGGTCACCACTGCTGCTCATCTTCCATCCAGTTGTATCCTGAACGTAGTTACCGGATGCAATGAACGACTGGCCTGCGTCTGTATCTGCACCGGCTGGACCTACAACAATAGAACCACGAACGTTTGCATTACCGAACTGTGCTCCACCGCTCATGTTGATTGACCATGCAGGCTGTGAAACACCATTGACAGTTACGTTGGTGGTTGAACGAATTTCACCAGTACGGATCATTCCACCGTCAGCGAATGTGGTTCCCGGTGGTGTCCATGGTGATGGGGTGGTAAGACCAGCCATCTGGCGTTCGATCTGGATGCCATCGATGTCAACACCGGCTCCAATGGTGGCTGTGGTGCTTCCTACAATTGGAACGAGGGTAGTGATGCCTGCGGGTACCGCGAACGTACCTGAAACGCGCTGCCATGCTCCAGAGGCTCCGAGAGCCTGAGTTGCAGCAGTGAGGATGGTGCCGTTGGACAACTTGACCTTTAGTGTGGCTGTGGATGCTGTGGCACCAGTCTTCAGCCATGCAGACATAATGTATGTGGTGCTCGGTTCAACAGATGTGTTGTAATCTGTTGTGCTAGAGCCTAGGTATAGATCAAATGCCGCTGCTGTGGTTGCGCGTGCCTGCATGAACTGGCTACTGAATCTAGCACCAGTGTTGACAATGGTTTTTGTGACATTTGCCGGTGAGAGCATGCTCGTTGAGTAGAATGTTGATGTGAACTCAAAGTCAGCATAGGGAGGCAAGACGATGTTATCGCTGTCCTGCAACTGCAATGCGGCAGCCTTGATGGTTCCACCATTGACTTCGAATAGACCCTTACCGATCTTCCAACCGGCCACACCAGAGTTGTAATCGAATGAACGGATGGTTCCAAGAGCATCTGCACTTCGACCCATGATAAGGTCTGTGATGAATGCAGTGTTGGTCTTCATGACCTTTGCATCGATTGAACCGTCATTTATTTCAAGTCCAGTGTTTGACAACTGATAGCCTGTTGTACCTGCTGCGTAGTTGTTAGACTTTACTACACCGGTCGAGTCGATGTTCAATACACCTGTTGCACCAATGTTGATGGTGGTGGCTGTAATGGTACCGGCCTTCATTGCTGAAGCGCTGATGGTGTTTCCAGCACCCTCCACGACAAGACCTGTGTTGGACAACTTGAATCCAGTGACTCCGGGGTTGTAGCCAGTTGACTGAATGGCACCGCCCGCACCGATGAACAGGTTGGTCACAAATGATGAGTTGGCACGAAGCGTCTTTGCATCGATATCGCCATTGTTGATCTGTAGACCAGCAGATGAAAGGCTGAATCCTGTTGTGTTTAGAACATAGTTGTAAGACTTGATAACACCCGGCGTTGACACATCACCAAGGGTGAAGGTGCTCTTTACAAATAGGTCTTGTGTGAATGTTGTACCGGCGACGATCTTGTTAGCGTTAAGGCTTCCAAGAACACCGTCCATTAGGGTTTCTACAACCCATCCAGTTCCAGTTACAAACTTCCACTGCTTGATGACATTTCCGTTAACGTCCAACTTCCACCAAAGGTCACCATTGGCAAAGTTAGCGCCAGTAGCGTCAGAGGTAGAGCGAAGAATGTTGTTCTTACCATCAGCAGTTGCCTGAGCAGTCGCAGCAGCATCATATGCCGAAGAGCGGTATACAGACGTGTACGAATATGTGCTGTTGCTGTACGCAATACGCTCTGTACGGTATAGAGCAGTGTCCTTGACAAATGCTGGTTCTGTAGTTGTCCATCCTGCACCCGGCGTTGCTGCGGTAGGAGTTGTAACCGTAGGAGCAGTTCCATTAGCAGGAGAAACCTGATAGAAGTAAGGCGTAATACCTGTAATGCTTACACCGTTGGTACCGGCTGCACCTGTATTACCCTGTGGCCCCTGAGAACCTGTTGCACCTGTTGCACCTGTTGCACCTGTGTTACCCGTTAGAAGAGCAGCACTTGATGTGTTAGTGGTGTTGTCACCAAAGGTAATTACAGTGCGGTACCAAATGAATGTTCCCGGCGTGCGTGCAGGAGCAGTTGTTGACCATCCTGTAGTTGGAGTAACAGTCTCAGAAGCATTTGAAGCATACTCAATGACAGAGTTCTTTAGAGTAGCGGCGAACTTTCCGTCAGTGTAAGTCTGAGCAGCAGCAATTGCGTTCTGGTCAGTAACAGCGACCCACGCAGAGCCGTTCCAGCGCTTCGGAGTATTTGCACCGGCAGTGGTGTCGATCCACAAATCCTGAGAGCGTCCAGTAGGCGTTGTAGACTGAATATAGGTCATGGATGAGGCGGTAGCAGCCGCAGCAGCGTCAGTAGCAGCCTTGTCCGTTACAGCAACCCATGCACTTCCATTCCAACGCTTAGGAGTATTGTTTCCACCTGTGGTATCAATCCAAAGGTCTTGGGTTCTACCTACCGGCGTGGCTGACTGAATGTATGTCTTTGATGACGCATCGGCAGTTGACTGAGCAGCAGCAGCGTCAGAAAGCGATACGGCAGCAACTGCATGCTTTCCAGAAGTAGGAGCATAGTTGAGCAGCCAACCGACCTTGACCTTGGCCGTACCGGGAGGCATACCTTGTACCCATGAAGCAGCAACACCAGCAGTGCCACCAGCAGAGGCCATGATGCCAGCCGAGAAGGTGTCAGCATATGGCGTCCATGTTTCAGGGATGGTGAGATTCTGTAGAGAAGGCATGTACACAAGAGCGCCACCAGATGAACCATTGGACAACGGTGTTCCAGCGGCCTTTGCAGGTCCAGCATAGGGAACTCTAAGTGTAATGGTGTTTGTTGCAAGATCAACACCACCATCAGACCAGAAATCATATCCAGAAGTGTTACGCGAGTATGACTCAATCGGCCATGCCTTGCCGAATGGGTCAACATAGTCCCACCAAATGATTGATCGGTAGTGAGTGTTCGTCGTGGCAGCCTTGCCAGTCTGTCCCCAGAAGTTAGCAGCGCTTGTCAACTTAACGGTCAGGTCACCGGGATTAAGCGCTTGTGCAAGCGTCGTCTGCGTTCCAGTAACCCACATATAGTTAGATGGAGCAATGCTGTTGTTGGATGCGTCGTAGGGGGCTAGGTAACCGTATGCCTTGCTGACCGCGCCGGGAACAGTCTGTCGAATCTGGAATGAGAAACGATACTTCTTGGCAGGATCGAATGGAATGAATTCTTCAATTGCGTGCGATCCCTGCGCCCCGGTCTTTGATACGAACGATCCAGAAGCACCCGTTGGAGCGTCGGCTCCGTTGAAGTCGAATGAGGTAGAAAAGTTATAGTTGTTTCCAAGCAGCGCGGTACCGTTTGTTACAAGGTCAGTTCCCTTTGAGTTAATCTGGTTTGGGAATGAATAGGTATTGATTTCTTCTGCTGTTGCAGGACGTACCGCAGCACGGTTGAAAATCAAATCCTTTACCGCCATTGTTCCAAGCGAAGTGCTGTACTGCGCCATTAGGAACATTGTCCATCCCGTCTGGGTTCCAAGACCAGTTACGGGGCGGCGCAATGTTCTGGAAACCCTGTACCACTTTCCAGCAACGGGGTTAGGAACTTCGGCAGCAAGGCTCCAATAGGTGCGGTAATCATTCGTGCTTGGACCAACGCCATTCCAGTCTAGAAGAATGCCAGCACCGCCAAGTGACGTTCCAGAAACAAGATAGAAGTCCAGTGATACGGTAACGTATTCAATGCCTGTTGGCATTGAAAGTGCAGAAGACTGACTAATGCCTCTTAGTGTAGTTGCGTCTGTGCAGTTAAATCGCACGGCGTTAGGCGGCGTGCGAACGATACCAGTTTCCTTGGTTGGAGCAGTTGTAAATACAGTCCAGTTGTCAGGAGCCGTTCCAGCGCCACCGGCCCATGCAGAGAATGATGGGTTGATGTTAATTGCATCTAGGCTGACAGCGGTTGTCTGAGCAGTGTTAGCGCTTGTCTGTGCATTGTCAGCAGCAGTCTGGACATTAACGATTGCGAGCGCTGTAGACTTTGACTGAGACACATTTGCAGTACCAATCCATGACTGAGTGCGTGTTGCACTGGCAGGGGTTGAACCATCAAAGTAGGAACCAAGAGAGGTTCCACGCTCAACAAGAAGGGCGGTACCGTCAAGGGTATCACCGGGTGCCCACAGGGTGTCACCAGCAACGTATCCAATGTCAGAAAGGACACGTGCCTTTGTCGCACCTACCGGCGCGGTGGTCGTGTAGTTTAGTCGAGTCCATGTGTTAGGAGTAATAATGGGGGCACCAGAACTGGTGCCAAACTGGAACTGCTCTGCGCCGAGCGGAGCGTTGGCAGCGTCATAATACTGAACACGAATACGCGCACGCTTGTTAGAAGCGCTTGTACGAACGTATGAAGAAATGGTGTATGTCTCGCCAACAGTCACCAGCCATGTGTTTGCCGGGGTTGATGACGCATTGTACCAACCAGTGTCAGCATTGCTGTTTGGAGCAACTGTCCATGTCTTTCGACCATATGTGGAAACTCCTGCAACTGGTCCATCGGAAGCACCAGAAACAACTGCCGACGTTCCAGCACCGGCACCGCCACCAAACCACATTGCCGCCCATCCAAGGTTACCGGCTCCAATGGTGAAGTTTGCTGCCGCAGGAACGGATGCAAGGTTGATTCGCTCCGCAGAGTTATCCATTGCAGAGGTCTGTGCATTGCTGATGCTGTCATTTACTGGCTGTGACAGGTCTGTGCTTGCAGCCTGTGCAGGAGCAGCAGAAGCCTGATTGGAAATGGAGGTTGATGATCCGTCACGGTCACGTGCGCGTACCTTGAAGTAATAGGTCGTACCATATGCCAGAGTAGCACCAGAGACAACCGTGTCAATGAACGCGGAGGTTCCTGAGACCTCGGTGATCTTCGTGGTAGCGTCATACGTTGTGAATCCATTTGTGGTGGACATGTATACGTCATATATAACAGGGTCAGCATTTGCCACCGGCGTCCAGTTGAGATATATATACCCAATACCAGCAGTGGCAGTTACGGTTGGAGCACCTGATGGAACGCTACCATCTGATAGCGGAGTTGCCGGGAAGTTGCTTGTCGTGGCATTGACTGATGTTGCATATCCAGATGAAATACCACCGGAGTCTATCGCACGCACGCGTGCGTAGTAGATTTGGTTCGTTGACAATCCATTGACAGCGATGTTGTCAGCACCGGTGCGATACTGCAATACACCAGTAGTGAATCCAGAGTCAGTAGCGATTGTCACGTCATAGACACCAGCACCATTAGCCATGTCAGGCTCGGTGTTTGCAGTCCAGCGCACTAGGATGTTATCTTTACCTGCTGTAATTGCTAGGCCGGTAGGAGTTGCTGGCGCTGCGTTAGCAGTGGCAGTCTTTGTCAGAGTTGATGACCATGCAGACAGGTTGGCTGAGAAGTCAGAAGCCCTGATTCTGAAGTCATAGTTGACATAGGGAAGCAGACCTAGCAGTGTGGTGCTGGTCAGCGTGTAGTCTATTGTGGTGTATTGCCAGTCTCCAGTTGCAGACGGCTTGTATCCTAGGATGTATGACGCGAGGTCACCATCCGTGTCTGTAACGGCTGTCCATGAAACAACGGCCTGCGCTGTCTTACCGTCTGTTGCATTTGTTAGAGTGGCAGCCAGACCCGTAGGAACGGCTGGTGCAGTGCTGTCCACACCCGTTGGGTTGAGTGGCCTTACTGGACCGGCTGAAGCCGGTGTGGCAGAAGGAGTGTTGAATACGTCCATGGCCACAACTTTGATCCACTGGTCAGTTCCATATGCTACGTTTGAGTATTCGAATGAGGTGGCATTGCCTTCCCAGACCTTGTTGCCGGGGCCGGGTGTGAATCCAGCAGTTGTTCCCACGTATGCAACATACTTCTGGAAGTCAAGGTCGGTGGTGTTGGGTGACCATGTGGCGCTCAGAGCATTAGGCACACCAGTTGCCACCAGACCGGTGACGTTGGCTGGTGGTGGGTTTGTCTGTGAAACGTATGAGGTGTATCCATCTGTATTTCCAGACTTGTCCACGGCACGAACTGCCATCTGAACATTTGCCTGAGGAGAGCCACCGAATGTAGCCACGTTCATGGGGAACGTGAATTCAAACTGTGTGTCAGTAACATTGAATGTACCAGTCAGACCGCTTCCAGAAGACTGAACAGAAACCTGATAATACTGAAGGTCAGTTGCAGGAGTGTTGTCTATCGACTGCGTAACTGCATCCCACTTCAGGAAGAATGAGGTGCCAGACATAGAGCCAACCACATTGGTTGGCTTCTTAGGTGCTACAGAATCTGTGGATGTTGTAATTGGGAAGATTCGGGACCAGTCTGATGTCTGGTCACCGGCCACCGTGCGAAGTTGGAGAGCGTATGCGATGTTGGGCGTCAGGTCTCTCAGAAGTATCCTCATAGTGTCACGTCCAGCGTGTACTCAATGTCCATAGGAACGTTCGGGATCATTGTCACTGGAGAGGCTGGCACTGCACGAGAGATAAGAATGTTGGTGTCCGTAAAGGTGTCCTTGTCGTCAATTCTCAGACCATCGAAGTCAACAGATGCAGCACCACCGGCTGTTGCAGTGGTGAGTACGCCAACGAATGTGATATTCGCCCATGACGGAGTGCCGGTGGCCACAAAGTCAGACTTGTAGAACTTCTGAACCTTGTAGCCAGCCGTTGGAGTATTAATGGTGTATGTAAAGTAGTTGGAGGCATCGGCATAGAACCTGATCTGAACAGATGCAGTGAATGCGTTGTTTACGTTGTACGCCAACTTGAATTCATCAGCATTTGAGTATCCTGACAGGTCAAACACAGCATCGAGATTCTGTGCTGTTGTGGTGGTGCTCAATGCCGGTGTAAGCCTTAGAGAGTCAACACCGACGCGTGCAGTTGTCGTCACAAAGGCACCGGCAGTCCATGTGTCATTGGAAGAATCGAAATCCAGCAGCATCTTCGATGTGTACTCACCTACGGCATCATCTGGTGACCACAGTCCAGATTCGTAAACGATTCCAGTCACAGGTGCTTCAAATCTTCCCTTGAAGACGAGCAGTGTGTTGGTGTAGTCTGGTGACGTAGAGATGATGGGTGTTTTGGCCCATTCAAATGCCAGTTCCTTGTCGGTCACGTTGGCTGCTGTATTGAAAGCACCGACGCCGATGTGAGTCGCGAGGTTTGCCCTATAGTTGGCAAGGTACTGCATTATCAGGCGCTTGCCGTCGTTGGTAATGAGGTTTTCTGCCTGTCCAACCTGACGACCGCCCTGATAGTATTTGTAAGTACCTCTCATACCTTGGTCAGCCTCGATTCATAAGTGGTGACGCCGGGAGCATCCTCCACGTCAATAACGACATCAACAACAAACCTGCCGTCTGCTGCCACCTTCACTGTTTGAGAAACAATGGTGATGTTTGCTGGTGGCTCAAGCCCAGTCGTTGTAGTATCAATGATAAGGTCGTCTGTCGCAGTAGCGTCAGGGTCGGCCTCATTGTTGTTTGGATCGTCTATGTAAAGGCTGTCGGTGTCCGTTTCGTTGACGTACCTAACGTCAACAACGCCCGGTGGGACGAAAAAGTTGGGATCAAGGACGACAGGCTGTACAGTTACAACGTCTCTAGTTGATTCTGTCATTGCTTATGATTATACAGACAGCACACCGGACTGTCAAATCTTTGCCCTCCTCAGCGTAAGGTTTGTGGTTAGACCCTTGTCATATGTGTGATCAATATTCACGACAAAATACTTGTGAGTGGCAGGAGCCATACTCTTTAGAGGATCATTGATTGACACAACGTCACCTAGTTGAAGGAATGGGTTTCCGAATGACTCTACCTGAGCCTCATCAGCGCCACCGGCCCAGTGCAACTTAATCCATTCTCCAATGGACTTGGCGGCAGCCTCAGACTGAATCCAGTCAGATGTGATGTCCACGGTTACTTCACCGCGTCTTCTGACACCATTGCTGTCAGTGATCGTGACGGTCTGCTCCTCCTCCTGATTAACAGGACGGCCATAGATAAGGGCACGCTGGTTTAGCGTAGCATTAGGACCAAGCGTGAGGTTGTCGTCTCCACTGACCACCGCGTTTGTTCTGTAGCGATTGGCCAGCACGAACTTTGCACCGAATGGGTCTGAGTTGTACTCTGGGCAAAGAATCTGAGTTTCATTGCTGAAGTAGATACGAGAATGCAGCACCGGCGTCTTTGAGAACTTGACGTTGAACTCTCTGACTTCGTGAACGATTGGACCGAACTCGTCCATTGCAAATCTGTTGTATCGGTCAATGACGGCTGCATTTGGAGTGCTTGAGGTCAACTTGTTGAAGTCTCTTACCCTGTAGCCCCATTCATCGATAGCCTGATTGGACTGGAATCCACCATTGATTCTGTCGAAGAACGAGGCATCATCCGGCAGACCAGCCTCAGCAGCAGTGGTGTTGTATAGATACTCAAAGTTTGCAGTTCCCCAGTTACGAACGAATATGCCGAATCGACCGGTGTCACCACCGGCTGGGTATCCTGAAGAAGGAACATTCAGGATCATATATGGAATGCCATTGACTGACACCCAGAATGTTCGCGATGAACCCTGTGTTGTAATAGCAACGTCAAGGTCGTACCACACTTCCATGGCCACATTCATGCGAACACCCTTACCACCGTTAGGTCCATAACGCTTGATGGTACCGTCCGTGTGCCTCACATAGAAACACAACTCGTACGTGTTCTTCAGCCACGTTGGGTTATTGGTCAGCGTTGAGGTCTTCATAACCTCAAGATAGTATCCAGACTCGTTGGAGCCAAGGCACATGGCCAGCCCAGCAGCACCGGGCGTGGTTGACTTGTTGAACTTTAGGCTGGTGCCGATGAAGTTGGGACGCTGGTCACCCAGATTTCCTCTCCAACCCACATACCATGAGTTCCACTTGAATGAAGAGTTGGTCATCATTCTGACCTGACTCTTGTTCTTTATCTGTGCCCACCCGCCGTTCCATGTTCCTGACGTTCCAGAACCATGACGATAACTCTTGTTGTATCCGGATGCGTCAACGACGTGAGCCTTTGCGACGGTGTTCCAGATTCCTCGACCATTGCTTACGCACGCGAAGTACCCACTAAAGAAGTTCTTGAAGGAAAGAGCCTGATTCAGTTTGTCCAGTTCCTTGCGCTGATCCTCATTGTAGATATACTTTCCGAGCAGCACGTTTCCAGCGGCGTAGTAGTTGTACCACTTTCCGTTGAATCGAATGAACTCGCCCTCAATCTGGACGACACCATTGTATGGCCATGTGGCAGCCACCTTTGGATCAATCATGAAACTGGCACTACCAGCAGTCATGGGCTTTACCAGAGGTGATGCACGGAGCACCGTGGTGCCCTCAGGCTCCCACACGATTTCCATCGCAGGGTCACCCTTGTTGAATTCAGATGTGTTGGTCTTCTTGTATCCGATGTTGACAGTATTGGCCTCATAGTCGTAGGTCTTGTCCAACTTGATAATGTCGGCCATCTTAGCACCATTGGTTACAGCATCCAACTGCCAAGATGTGCTCTTGGTCAGGTTGTATGCTGTAGTGTTGGTCTTGATCTGCAAGATACCGTACTCATCGAAATAGAATGCCATCTGCAATGGCTGTGCGAAATCATTCATGATATCCCATATTGTCTTCTCCCCGTCAGTCCAGAAGTGTGGGATTCTGACGGCAGTGTCGGTATCAATCTTTTCGTAGTTGTAATCAGAGAAACCGATGGAGTCCAGTAGTCTCCAGATGATTTCAGCAGCAGTCATTGACTGGTAGTAAACAGGCAGAGGCTTAACCGTCTGTAGGTATGCAGAATCGTCCACCAGCGAAACCGTGGTGCTCTCTCGATGTTGTCCCTCCCACTTGTCAGACACCATGGTTGCCATGCGAACCCATTCGTATGTCTTGTTGGTGGTTGCATATGTGTCTGTGGATATGCCGACATCGATCCTGAACTCCACGCCCTTGTCCAATATGCCAAAGTAAGGTGATGATGGATTGTCGTTGGTGAAGTTTCCACCGGTGTTGCTCAGGGTGAGGCTGGCCTCATTGGATGACGTAGTGCCGAGAGGCGTGACGAATGAGAAGTCAGACATGCTGTTGTTGACGCTCCACTTCTCCACGTATGTTGAGAGGTCAGCCTCTAGGCGCGGTGACAACTCGATAAGGTTAAAGAACACACGTGCCTTGTTCATCTGTGTAACAGTCAGACGAATACCCTTGATGGCGGTAGGGTTATCTCTGTATACGGTTGATGACCATGTGCCATTAGCCTGTCGATAAAGTGTCACCCGGCCATTTGAGTCTGGTGTAGGGTTGGTGGAAACAGTGGTCCAGTTGGTACCGTCCGTGGTGATGGCTACCGTCCAAGCAGATGGAGAGGCATATGAGTTCTCAAGCCCTACCACGATCTTGTTGGTAGAAACTGCATTGGTGTACAGAATGGTTGGCTGCACATTTGAGATGGCTTGGTTTCCAACGGTGTAGAGCGTTCCAGCAGATTCTGCCGGTGATGTCCAATACTTGTACTTGGACTCGCTGGATGACACCACGTACCTGTCGGTCAGTGCTGTGTCCTTGTATCCGCCAGAAACAAATCCGTCTGCACCGATTCCAGCGGAACGAGCAGACGCAGAAACACGAGCCTTCAGCACACCGCGCTTTGGCCTGTTGGGTAGGGCAATAGAACTCAGCGGGAAGATATCGCCATTGTAGTCCTGCACACCATTGTTGGTGATGCTGGTGATGGTTGCGTATCTGTTCTGGTTCCATTCCGCAATGACCTGAACCGCTGAGTAGACCGCAGCCGCTTGTTGGACATTATTGATAATGCCAGCAGAGGCTGTCTTCATTATGCGTTCAACTCCTTCGTCTCATTGGACAATACTTGTCCGTCACGCTTCCTCCACCGTCATCGTGATGTCCCAAGCATCGTGTACTGATCGCTTGACAACATCATAACTGAATTCTGTGATGACGGCAGAGTATGTTTCTGTGACACCCTGTCCGTTCTTTACTGTTAGTGTGAAGATACCGGGCACGGTGTTGTAGAAGTTCAGCATTTCGCTACCGCCCCATTTTCCATCCACTGTCTTTGTCGAGTCATTAGGACACATCTTCCACGAGACTGACCACTTCTTTTTATCCGCGATGACATACTTGCGCAGAGCACCATTAGCCATCCTGTTGGATGTCTCGATTCTTTCGATGTCAACAGAAAGTTGACTGCGATTGTGCTCTGTCAAGTCGTTTCCATTGAACCTGAGGATTGATCCTCTAGGAAGTACAATTGCTGCCATTATGCGTTACCACTTATCCTTCTGCTTGGGCCACTGGCCTTGTCGATGTCACGCAATGTGCTCTTTACCACTCGCGCAATCTTGTCTGCGTCTCCGTCACCTTCGACAGTAATGTTTACATTATACTGGTTGGTGCCGTTATTAGCAAATGCATCCAGACCATCACGGAACTTTGTTGTCAAAGGCTCTGGGATTACTGCTTCCTTCTTGTGCAGCATTGCATAACCATCGTTGAGTGTGAATCCACCATCTGCTAGGCCGGGGAACAACTTACGAGGATTGAACCAGTTTCCATTTCTACCGACTTGGAAGTGAACGTGGGGGCCGGTTGACTTACCGGTGCTTCCCATTTCACCAATCTGCTGACCGGGCTTGACAGCCTGACCGGGAGATACTAGAATACGCTGGTGGTGACCATAACCAGTCAATGAACCGTCTGGGTGCTTGATCTGGATGTAGTTACCATAACCACTGTTTTCCCAACCGGTGAACTGAACTCTACCGGCTGCAACTGCACGCGTTGGAGTTCCATAGCCGTTTGCGATGTCAATACCATTGTGGAACTTCATGCCAAGAAGATTACGTGGACCGAACTCGGACACGACAACACCAGTTGCTGGTCGTGACGTTGGGCCTAGATTTGCTCGTCCATCATATGCATTGTTGTGACCTAGGTAGATTACCTGCCCAGTTGTCTTCACGCCAGAAACACTTGGAACGTTACCTGATACAGTACCGACGATGTTTGCGATAGCATTCTTCACGATTTCTGTAGCGGAAGGTGCTGCTGCAACACCAGATGCAATTGAAGGTGCTCCTGCTTCAGCGCCGAAGCCCAGTCTCTTTCGTGCGGCACCAGCGATTGCACTCCTAGTGATTCTGATAGCCATTGGGGCAAGCATTGCACCGGGTAGACTTCCCAGTCCAAGCATGCCACCGCCGCCCATGCCACCACCGGCGCTGTCCATGGTGTTCAGTTGATTTAGACCGTCAGTTCCAATGAACTTCATGGCCTTTCTGTTTAGAACACCTTCACCAACGAGTAGACGTGCGTCAACCTCACCAGCGCTTCTCTCACCAGTGTGTCCTGTACGGCCACCGGGCGACATTCCAACAGTTCCACCAGTGTGGAATGCGATACCCTTTGCTGCAAGAACTGACTCGTTGTGAGCAACCTTACGCTGCTGCATCATCTTGTTGAATTGCGCTGCATTGAACTTACTTGACAATGGTGAGGAGGTGGGTGCCTCTCCACCATTCAGCCATATTCCGAACTGCTTTGCATTCATACCAAAAGCACCCTGAAGCATGGCGGTAGCAATATCTGCACCGACCTTTGCCCAGTTGACAATGGTTGCCAACTTGTTTCCTTCAATAGCAGTCTGGTATGTCAGCATGGCGGCTACGCTTCGTGCCCAGCCCTGACCACGAGACTTCAGGCTGACGCCGTACTTTGCGTACAGAGCATCGATCTTCCTGATCTGCTCATTCATTTCTGCCTGATTACGGGGAACATATGAACGAATAAGTGCAAGTTCCTGCTCTAGTGACTTCTTGCGAGCGTCAACGTACTGCTTTGCATTCTTGTTGTTTCTGTCAGCGTCCTTACGCGCAGCCTCCTTCTTGGCAGCATTAGATGCCTCAAGTGCTCTTTCCTCAGACTTCTTCTGAGCGGCCAGAGCCTTGTCACGAGCATCCTGAACCTCCTTGAGAGCATCCAGCGATGTCTGCTTCTCTTCCTGAATTCTATCCTTCTTGTCTTGAAGGCTTTCGATCTTCTTTTCAGAAACAGTGGAAGCACCAGCGGCAGCATCATCAAGCGCCCAACCGGCACGCTTCGCTGCCATATCATTCTGCAACTTGGCGGCGTCGTCCAACTTACCAGTGCTGATTGCAACACTGATATCGATAGAGTCGTTATATAGTTCAGACATGCGCTGAAGACGAGTCTTTTCAGCCTCAAAGATGCGCTGACGGGCTTCCTCGGCCTTCTGCTCTGCTTCGATAGCCTTATCAACGGCCTTGACGCGAGCGTCATAAGCCTTCTCCATAGCCTTACGAGCATTCTCCTGAGCCTTCTGCTCACGGTCATTGATGCCAGTCCACTTGTCTTCAAGTTTGTCCTTTGCCTTATCGGCTGCCTTATCGGCGGCTTCTACAGCGGCTTCACCTTCACGCTGGATACGGTCAACGTAGGCGCTCCAGTGAGCCTCTACCTGATCCTGACGGTTCTCCTGAACCATGTCGATAACACCCGTCGTGACGTTACGGAAGGATTCCTTAGCCTGATCGGCGGTGATTTCAGCACTGATACCGGCCTTCTTCAGTGATGCTGCAAGGTCATTGACACCAGTTACAGCACCGGGCGTAACCTGTGTGCTGAACCAGTCCAGAACATTTCCTGTCTCCTTCAGACCACCCTTTAGGCGGTAGGTGTTAAGAAGTGCCAACTTGTCGGCCTCCGACATCTTGTCATAGGCAGGACCCATTCGCTGGATTTCCTGAATGTAAGAACTCATAGCGTCCTCACGCATGGTGATCATTTCTGCATCCGATGGACCCTTCTGGAAGAAGTCAGGGATGTTGCTCAGAACGTGGAAGTAGTTTCTGAAGTCAGTAGTGCCCTGATTGGTAATACCCGCAGCCCTAGTCCACTCGTCTAGGTATACCTTTACACCGTCCTTCTGACGTAGCAACTCTCTGAATTGTTCGTCACCGATGCCCATCTTCTCCTGAATGTTGACATCCCAGTTGTCCCTTAGGAACTCATCGAATGAGTTCAGGTCTTGACTCTTCATCCACTCGCCCTGAGTCTTCTGAAGGTTTTCGTAACGAGACATCAGTTCGCCGTTGATAGCCTTGAACTGCTCATCGAAAATCTTCTGGCGGTCCTTTGGATCAGCACCGGCCAGAATCTGCCATTGCTCCTTGGCGGTGTCCTTGATGCGCTGTAGACCACCGGCAGAAAGGTCGTCCTGTCCAGACACCCAGTTTCTGAACCAGTTCTCTGAACCCTGACCTTCATCAGCCCATGCGACATTGAACTGACGACGCAATTCCTTAGCAACTGCGGTAACCTGTTGTGCCGTATCATCGAAGTTGATCAGGTTGTGGAAGTTCACTTCGAACTGAGAATCAGTCATGTTCATGGTCTGAGCAAATGCACCCAGAACTACTCGTGCAGTCAACTTAGCCTGCTCCTCTGTAGCACCGTGCATCTTGGCCTTCATTGCCGCAGCAATTGCTTCGTCCCAAATGGTGGCAACGTCCGTGGCAGCGTCTCCGGTCAACTGACTCTTGGTGACATCAATCAGTGCCTTACCCTCTTCTGTCTCACTGAACTTTGCTGTCAGTTCCTGACGTGACTGCTTGTTCGTTCCCTTGGGGGTCATGTTGAACGAAGTGGTTGTCTGATATGCATATCCGATGGTGTCGGCAAGCGTCTTTGCAGCATTGCCGTAGTCTTCCATCTTCTTTCTGTTCTCTTCCATGGAGTCAGTGATCTGCTTCCAAGCGATAACACCGGCGATTGCGAGTATGCCGAATCCAGCCGCCAACCCCTTAAGCATTGGAAGCATGGAACCCATTGATGGAAGGATTCCAGTGACCAAGCCCTTAAGACGTTGGAATCCTCCAGATGTAGCAAGCAGGACGGCAGCATTCAACTTGATCATTGTTCCGAATGACTTTAGGGCAAGCATGGCGCGTGCCATTGCTGCCGGGAACATTGTTCCAGCAATACTTGTTGCAATCAGCATCTTACTGCTTAGACCCACAGCGGCATTCTCGGTATTACCGAACATGAGCAGTAGTGAACCAAGTCCACCGGCTGCCATTCCGACACCCTGAGCGTAGCCACGCATTCTGTTGAGGTCGAATGCCTTGTTCATGGCAATTGCCTCAGTCTGGACATGGCCCATGGCCTTTGCTAGTTGTTCAGCATTGTGGGCAGCGCGAGCATCCTTGAACTGCTTGTTTGCCTGATCATATGCGTCAGCAGTTGTTCTCTTTCCGGTGGCTGCGTTGTTGTAGTACGTTCTACCCAGTTTATCCTGAGCCTTGATGATATCTGTCTGTCGGGGACCGCCCATCCAAGGAGTGGTGTCCACACCGTACTTGGCAGAGTTTACAAGACTCTTTTGGTTGGTTTCGTATTCCTTCTCTTGCTTCCTACCGGCGCGGTTGATGGAATTGGCATTTGCCAACTTGTAACTCTTGCTCAACTTGTCTAGTTGTAGGCTTAGTCGTGCCACCGCTGCGGTTTGTGTGTCCCAGCCCTGTGCAGCCTGCTTTGACAGCAATTCCTGAGTGCGCTGTTCAGCACTCATCAACTTGAATCTAAAGCGAAGTGCAAGCATGACAGAAGCGAACTTCAGTAGGTTTCCAACAAGGTTGCCAATAAGACCAGTCATCATGACGATAGGACCAATTGCACCAACTGCAAGTGCCATTCCGACCAAGAACTTCTTCAGCGCTGGATTCATGGTGTTGAATCCTTCAATCATTCTGCCAATGAACTCCATGGCTGGAGCAGCCAACTTTAGGAACTCTTCTCCAGCCTTAGCCAGAGAGTTCTTCATCTGTTCTACGGCCTTCTTGATACGCATGAACGGACGCTCGTTAAGACGCGCCAACTCCTGATTTGCGATGGCAGCATTTTGTTCCAGTGAGTTGTTGGCTACATTGATAGCCTGATTCCATTGGTCTGTCTTTTCCACCATCTGCTGTAGAAGCAGTAGGGCCTTAGAACCCTGATAGATACCGAATACGTCACGCGTAACAGCAATCTTCTGTGGTGCGCTCAGGTTGGCAATTGCTGCGGCAAACCTGTCCAGTGTTGGAATGGTCTCACCATTTGTCTCGTCAATGATCTGTCGAAGGTCTTGGCCGGTCATTGCCTTGAATGTTGCAAGGCCCTTACCGTATGTTGCTACAAGACGGAAGTTGATGGACTTTAGAGCGTTAGCACCTTCTGCTGCATCGATACCGGCAGCCTTAAATGCTGTTAGAAGCGTACCGGTCTGCTTTAGGTCTGCGCCTAGTGCGTTCATCACACCGGCGACCTTAGGAATTGCAGTCACGAAGTCCTGCGATGTCAGAACAGTTTGGTTCTCCATCGCGTTGATGTAGTTGAAGTCGTCACCGATTTCTTGTGCGTTGTGGTGATACACTTCCTGTAGAGAGATGGTTGCCTTTACGGCATCCTGCCAGTCCAGTTCACCCAGCACTGCTGCGCGGCTGGTGGCCAGAGTAGCCTGCTGAAGTTCATTTCCAGTCTTTCCAGACGCAGCAAGTTGAGCCATGATGCCCAAGGTATCCTTGGATGACTGTCCAAACATGCTGGTGACCGTTGTGGCGGTGGCCATTGCTTGATCACGAATAGACTGGACTGACTCCTGAACGCCCTTGGATGCGTCACCATAAACCTTGGTAATCTGTGTCAGGGCCTTGTCAGTGTCATATGCCAACTTACCTGTGGCTGCTGCTGCAATAGCAATAGGCACAGTAAAACCGACCATCAACTGACGACCGGCCCATTGTGTATTCTTACCCCACTTTACCATCTGGTCTGCACCAGAGGCCATCATGGTGTTGAACAGACCCATCTTGGTGCGAGCGTCCGCCAACTTTGCTGACAGTTGTTGGGGCTGATAGAGTGTGGCGTTTAGTTTTCCGCTGGAACTCTTGGACCACTGCACTGCTGATGCATTCTGCAATGCAATCTGTTCGCGAAGAACCTTGTTGAACATCTGGCGATTACGAATTGCTTCGCTGAATGTGACCTTCTGATCAGCCAGTTTCTTGGTGAAGGTTTCTGTTGC